ATGAAACAATTATTCTCTCGCCTTCCGGAGGAATTCCTCCACACTCACCTCGGTAAATTCAGATTTGGATCCTTTGACGACATTCCAAAAGACGATGAACCGTTTGTCTACCCTAAGTTCAGCGACATTCGTTTCATTCTACCTCCAGTGTTTGCTCAAGAGGGTGGATGCATCATTTTTGCCGATGGTTTAAAAATTCTGGAAAGCATGGGGGATGAGGCATTTAACATCGACCCAATTCGCTGGCACAAAGTTAAAAGCTACATTGCCAACGGTATTGTCGAGTATCCGGAGATGACCTCGCCATTCCGTATCATGGATGGTCGGCACAGAACCCTGGCTCTTACTCAACTTTATCCTGGTATAAAAATTCCTGTTATCATCCCTCATAGCCTTCACAGTGAAGTTATTGAAACAGGAATTTTCAATAAAGCGATCGTTGAACCAATGCTTTAACTGGAGTAGATAGACAGGCAATGCATTGGTACCCATTTAGCGTGCTTATCTGTGCCTATACTTTCAGTCTGACAACTGGAGGTGCCCGATGTGTGGACGTTTTGCACAATCCCAAACCCGTGAAGAATATCTGGCATACCTGGCCGATGAAGCAGATCGCAACATCGCCTATGACCCCGAAACGATCGGACGTTACAACGTGGCGCCAGGCACAAAAGTACTGCTGTTGAGCGAACGCGACGAGCATTTGCATCTCGATCCGGTGCTCTGGGGTTACGCGCCCGGGTGGTGGAATAAGCCGCCACTGATTAACGCGCGCGTTGAAACTGCAGCCACAAGCCGCATGTTTAAGCCGTTATGGCAACACGGTCGGGCAATCTGCTTCGCAGACGGTTGGTTCGAATGGAAGAAGGAAGGCGAAAAGAAACAGCCCTACTTCATTCACCGGGCCGACGAGCAACCCATATTTATGGCGGCAATCGGCAGCACGCCATTTGATCGTGGAGACGAAGCAGAGGGCTTTCTGATAGTTACGTCCGCAGCTGGTAAAGGTCTGGTTGATATTCATGACAGGCGGCCACTGGTTTTGTCACCGGAAGCAGCACGCGAATGGATGCGCCAAGATATAGGCGGGAAGGAAGCTGAAGAGATAGCAGCCGACGGTGCAGTGCAAGCAGACAAGTTTTTCTGGCACGTGGTATCGCGCGCTGTGGGTAATGTTAAAAATCAGAGGCCGGAGTTAATCGAGGCAATAAATGCAATATAATCGAACGAAAAAAGAAATAGAATGATTTTATGCTCAAATCCATAAATCTCCATTGACATTATACACCACGTCACGTTACATATATTGAACATTCTTTATAAATTACAACAGCAATGACATAACCACCCAAAACACAGGGAGGCCAGAACATATTTTCTAGTGAAGACAATAAAGTCAATACAAACACCTGAGAAAATATTAACTTTTTTAGTTTATTCATCATAGCTAAAGCACGCCCCCCCCTTCACCACTCCCAACGAAATAAATCGCAAGACATTAATATCATTGATATTGGTATTTTAGAATGATATTCCTCTAATTATTCCTATTGATTGACATCACCTAACCAATAACGATTAGTCAAGAATTATTAACTTTTACTCCCCTTCCAAAATATAGAAAATAGTCCAGCAGTCATTATAACTATATTGTTCTTCATTTGGGGGTGATGTCCCCCTTTTTTAGTTTACATTGAGCTTATAGTAACATAATGATCACAAAACCATAAAGAAGGCACAAATAATCATTGATAAAATAGAATGTGGTGCCGGGTGCCTCCCGGTGTTTCTCTTCCAGTCTCAAGAAACGCGAGCATACTGCAAAATTTGACTGTTCGCCCCTCCGCTTAGGGGGATTCACCACATATTTAAACTATTAGATTTACGAAATCTAGTCAAAAAAAATAAGCATTATGCTTTCAGTCTCAATCATACATAATTATCTCCCGGGCTAAACATGCAATTTTTGGCACTTTAAGTATACGATGAAAAAAACCCGCCATTACAAAGCGGGGTACTGAAGGTTCAGAAAGGTTGTGTACCATAGCATTGCTTAGATTCAAGCATTTTGAGGCTAGTATAATTTTTTATTCTTTGCCAGGACTTAAAATTTTTGTATCGCTACTAAACGATAGCAATTATCTAACTACTGGCAGATCTGTTAGTCGAGTCGTATATCGAGGAGATAACATTTCACGCTTCATCTGCCACTGCTGCTGTATTCCCTGCCCGGCAAAGTAGAGAGTTCCTTTACCCTCTTTCGCGTTCAGGTGATCTAGCACCTCCATCAACCTTTTACTACCGGACCGCGGCGCGTTATCGTCAAAAAGGTTGAGCTGTGCCACGCCCTGGCTGAAGAAGTCACCTAGCATGATTCCGGCTTTCTGGTACCGGTGACCGTCTTGCCAGATTTTGTCCAAGCACTTTACTGCAGCGTTGATAATGTCACGTGAATCCTGAGTGGGGGTGAGAAGCTTCATTGATGCACTGTTGCCATAATATGGCTCATTTAGGGCAAAGGGTGATGTCTTCACGAACGCCGAGATAAAACGGCAATACTGGTGCTCACCACGTAGTTTTTCCGCACCACGGGCAGCATAACTGCAGATAGCCTGGCGCATTTGTTCGTACACGGTGACCCGTTCGCCGAAAGACCTGCTGCAGACAATTTCCTGCTTTGCTGGTGCAAACTCCTCCAGCTCCAGACATGGTTCGCCGCGCAGCTCCCGGACAGTTCGCTCGAGCACTACGTTAAAGTGTTTACGGATAATCCATGTGCTGTGTTCTGAGAGGTCCAGAGCCGTTTTGATGCCCATGGCGTTCAACTTCTTACTGATGCGCCTGCCGACGCCCCAGACATCCTCCACAGGCACAATTGCCAATAACCGACGCTGGCGATCGATATTGGACAAATCAACAACTCCACCCGTCTGCCTCTGCCATTTCTTTGCGGCGTGGTTGGCGAGTTTAGCGAGTGTTTTTGTCTGGGCAATGCCAACGCCAACGGTGAGGTGTGTACGCTTTAGAACCGTAGCGCGGATCTCCTTGCCGAACTCGGTCAGGTCCCGGCAGTTGCGAACACCTGTCAGGTCGCAAAAAGCTTCGTCGATGCTGTAAATTTCGACGCGAGGGCTCATTTCATCCAACGTTGTCATCACCCGGTTGGACATGTCAGCGTAAAGCTCGTAATTGCTGCTGAAGCAAACAACGCCAGCGCGCCGAAATAAGTCCTTTTGCTTGAAGAAAGGCTCTCCCATTGTAATTCCAGCGGCCTTAGCCTCGGCACTGCGTGCGATTACACAGCCATCGTTATTCGAGAGAACGACAACCGGGCACCCTCTCAGGTCAGGCCTGAATACGGTCTCGCATGATGCGTAGAACGAATTCACATCACAGAGCGCAAACATACTCAGCTCGCCGATTTGACGATGAAAGTAACAACGCCGAAAACGTCCAGCGTATCTTCGCTGCCTACAACAATCGGACTGTAGGCGCTATTCATTGGGATGAGTTGGACTGTCGGGCGTAGCTGCAGGCGCTTAACAGTGAATTCCCCTTCTACCGCGGCAATGACAATGTCACCATGCTCAGCAGTTCGCGAACTATCAACCACCAGCAGATCACCGTCGCTGATACCCGCCTCGATCATTGAGTCACCAGCGGCCTTAACGAAATATGTTGAGCTCGGGTGAGTAACCAGTAACTCATTGAGATCGATACGCTGTTCAACGTAATCAGCGGCAGGGCTTGGGAAACCACACTGCACTAAGTCACTGAAAAGCGGAAGAGCGATAATTTCTCGCAGTTCTGTTGGCCTGATGAATTCCATTATGCACACCCCAAACACTGTTTTTATATACAGTAGTTTTATTTCTAAGTGTCCGCAAGATTCAGGCCCTATCGTCACTGCTTAAAGCTTCGCCGTTTCGTTTCTAAGCTTCTCTCTCGTTTCGAATTATCTCTTTTGTAAATTTTTCTATAATGGCAGATTGTAAGCAGACCTGAGTGAGACAAAGCCAGTTGAGTACCTGCACGGGCTGCGGCTGAAAGCTAAGACTTCATGATTCCGCTTTAAGCTTCTGGAGCTCTTTCTGTGTTGCCTCCAGCTGTTTAATGATGTAGTTCAATGCCAGCACGGTATCAAGCATGATAACGTTGTTATCCAGTGCCAACGTATCATCAGCATCAACCCTGTTTCCTTCGCTATCAAACTTTGGCGCAGCAGGGACCAGCTTTACGTACTCACTATCAATCTTCATGACGTCCTGAGCGATTACACCTCGGCGAACTCTCTCACGAGGGTCATCGTTGTAGACGTAAGTTGCTGGCAGGAATTTCTTGATATTCTCGTATGACTGATAACCATCATCATATTTAATATCGTGCTTCAGCGTAATGTCACAGTTAGGCTGCTTTTGGAAAATATAGTTACCGGAAAGATTTCCACCAGCGTTGGCGTATATATCACCGTTTGCTGTCGTGAATTGAAATATACGTTGCCCGGCAGAACCACCATCCCCAAGTGTTGTTATTGCTACATCCGCCCACGAACTAGGCCCGGTAGCTATAGAACCAAGCCCTACTGTTGAAGAATATCCACCACTGCATTGACTATGCCAACGGGCAAAAGGAATAAACCCTGCATCATTATTAACGGATACGTTACCTCGAAAAAAAGAGATATTCCTTTGCCATGTGTTAATGTCTGACCATGAACCACCATAACCAGCCCCATCAGCTCCACACGAAGATGATTTGAATCTTTCATCGGGGTAAAATAAAAATGACCCCGCCGTACCAGCTCCGCTATTAACATTCAACTGCGCTCTGTCTAAATTAGTTCCGCTCCCTCGAACGCCGCCAAGAGACCAATTTCCGTTATACCACGCCCCTCCCACAGCGTTTACATAACCTCCTACACTACCATCCCCTGTGATGTTGTATAGCTTAACGGTCTTATCACCACCTTCCTGAGTAGATACGCCAATGCTGCTACCCTGAGTTACCATCAAAGTACCAGTTACATTTCCACCCGTTTTTCCATTTAACGTGCTTGTCTGGCTTATTACGGATGGCCACGATGGACCTTTAAAAGTTGTTCCATCTGGTAGCTTCACTGTGATGTTTCCGGCTGCACTGAAAACCTGCTGCCAGTTCTGTTTGTCGTAATTCAGTCCACGCAGCGCTTCTGCACTCTGAGCAACTAGCGCTGCTGTGACCATATTCAAGGCCACACGCGGGACTGCTGACCAGGCCGCACCGGATTGCGTTGGCCCGGTGAAGTTACTGACAAGCGTGAGCTGCGTGCCACTGTCTACCGTTTTCACTGGCAGCGTATAGGGCACACCGCCCACAGTTGAGACAATGAAGTCACCTGCGGCAAGTTCGGTAGTAAAAGAGGTTCCGGAACCGCCAACAATAGCGGAACCATTTGTCAGAGTTATTGTTCCTGCCGACATATAGGACTCCTTAATTCAGATAATAAAAAGCCCCGCCAGAGCGAGGCTTTTGGGTGGGGTTGTATCAATACATTGCGGGGATAATGGGAATACTCATTCCCGTAAATCTCTCGCCGGTCACAGAATACTTGTCGGTCCAACGGGAACGGACACGACCATTCCCACATTTTACCGAGTTCCCACTCATCACCAGTCCCTTGGAGCGCATGTTGCACCACCCGCTGGCTGTTGACGAGTTGAAACCATAGCAGCCAAGCGCAATCATGCTGTTGCCAATATCGACCCAGCTATTGCCCGGTGAATAAAACTGATTGCGGAATATAAATGGACGGCGAGTGGTGGAGAAGGTGCACTGACCAGCGGCGTTGATGAAATTTAATCCTCTCCCCGGTACAGGTGCCTGAACCGCAAAAATTGCAATATCGACATTTACAGAACGGGCAATATCGTCATAGCCCGTATAATCCTGCCGGGAGTAAATATTATTGCCATCACACTCAAGCGTAGCTGCGCTGTCATTCCAGCGGGCAAAAACGAGCCCTTTGGCCGGAAGCGTGTAAGTACCATTTACATTGACCGTCCCACTGAAAACACAGGAAGCAACGCGGCTGACATCAGTGATCGCAATAAAGTCTGTCGAGTCCTCAATGAGCAAACCACGGTTTCCACTCTGCCCTGCCGGTAAAATCTGCCAAACTGTGCCGGGAAATGTTTTATCTTTCCCCCAGCCATCTGATGACCAGACTCTCTGAGTCAGGGTTCCGTTGCCGTTATTGGTTATCCCGTCAAGAACCATAATCGTTGTGATCAGATTCGGCGAGCGAGTCACATTCACAACCGAGTTTGATGGAATGAAAAATGGGGTCGCCCCGGCAATAAAGCCCTGAACAGTCATGGTCTGCTGGCCCCATGCCTCTACTGCCTCCCCGCCATACGACGGACATTTCATTCCGGCAGTGATGGTCATTGCGGGACGCCCGTCATTCAAATCAATATAAAGCCCCCTGGCCATCAAAATTCTCCCAGAACAATGCGCCCGCCGTTCGACAAACTGACAGTGACACCGTTGTTATTGATCGTGACGCCTCCAGTTGAGTTGGTAAATCCAAACTGACCATTTTGGGCATAAACCCCGCCACGAACCGTCACATTATTGAATTCAGCAGAACCATTCTTGTTGATAGTCCAGCCTGCTGTGCCCGCACTGTAATTATTCGACTGAATGACATTGCCAATCTTGGCATTCGTGATCGTGCCATCCTGAATAAAACCTGAGCTGATAAAGACCTGACCATTAACCACCGCGAAGGGTGAATACTGACTGTCACCGCTGCCGCTCATCAGAACGAACTGATTAGCGTTGAACCCAATACGGGTAACTACTGGTTTCCCGGCCTCAGCAAGCACAGCAATCGACATCCCGGCGTTGTACATCACCCCGTTTATCCTCACGCCTGTTTTGAGGGTGTAGATTGCCGAAGCACCTGAGGCATCGACGACGGCTGTGAGCTTGTCTTCCAGGGAAGCGGTGACGTTGTCGATCTGCGCCTGCACCTGTGTCGACATTTCGGCCATTGCCCTATCCACCTCAGCAATAGTAGTTTTCACAACGAGGATATCGGCGCGTACCTCTCCGTATTGCGCCCATTTATGTTCAACTGTTCCGTGGTTGGCCAGCGCGTTCTGCATTGCAGCTTCAAGATTGGTATCAATATCGCTGGTCAGGCGGTCGCCGTCGGCCGAGGTAAGGAAATCGTCTGCTATTTCACCCAGATAATCATCAGCATTATCGTTAGACATTCCCCTGATCCAGTCGGTATAGCCGGACTCGTTACCCGTTCTGTCAACCAACTGCGCGCGATACCAGAATTCCTGCCCGGCTTTCAGCCCGAGCTGGGTATATTCAGCAGATGGATAAGGTACGTCCGATAGCAGCAACGGATCGGAAAAGTCGCTGTTGGCCGTGTACTGGATTTCTGTTTTGAGGGTATCGCCGGTGTTTCCCGGGAACCCCCAGTTCAGACGAATACCCCAGTTAATGCCCGTAGCCATAAAGCCCACTGGCTTGGGCGGATTGCCCACTTTGCCGGTCAACGTCTTCTCTTCTGAATATCCCCACCCGGATGAAATTTCCGCTGCGTTGATAGCACGCACGCGCACCAGGTACCGTCCGGCGTAGATGCCGGAAACGTCAAAGGAAGCGGTGGAGCTGCGCGGAACGTTAACCCAGTTCCCGTCATTGCGGCGCCATTGCGCCTCATAGGCGATGGCATTTTGTGCCTGGTCCCAGCTTACGCGCATGGTTTCGACGCTGATATTTTGCTGAATCACCGAAAACGAGCTGATCGCGATGTTGACTGGCGGCGACTGATTACCAAGTGGTATTACACTTATTGGCCGCTGATCTATAACGGCACCTGTATCGATACGGGCATATTTATCCGGATCGTGATTTGCCCCCGTGATGGTATATGTCCCGTCATTGTTATCGGTGACACTAATTACCCTGTACTGCTCCGCATAGAGTTCATCAGATTCAATTACCCATACAGCCTCAGCCTGCGGAAGTTCACTAAAGGAAGTTGTTACGGTGACCATTTCACCGGACAGGGACTGAATCGTCCGGGATTGGGTAATACCCGACGGCAGGTTTACCATTATCCTGTCACCGGCCATAGCACTTGGCACCCGGTCAAGTTTGAGGACACGACCATTAACCGCGGATAATCGACCACCTAAATCTCGGCCAGAGAGATTTCGGTCAGCGACAGCAATTATGTAGCCAGGCTGAGGGATGTTGCCGTCCAGACCAACGTCAAACGTTACAATCCTATCTTTATTGTTGGTCAGGATCCCCCAGCGCCCTTTTCTGTTAGCCTCAGACTGCCGAGTGCAACCGATGGCGGTGATCTCAAGCTGGTTGAAACCATAGCGCGCCACCAAAGCCTGCTCGAAGACGGGCTCCATTGCATCAGCATAGCCATTTGCCGGATCAGACCAGGATACAAGAGCGTTCGTGTAGCGACTTTTGGTTGTGCTGCTGGAATACACAAATTTGCCGTTGACTACGTTAGCGTGCGTGTAGGTAAAATCGACATCTCTGGGCATGTCTGCAAGGGCAACAATCTGGTCGTCTCCCCAGTAGGTCATACCTCGAAAAATGGCGGCAAAGTCTCGCAGCACAGTGTAAGCGTCATTTCGATCCTGAATGTATACGTTGCAGGTGTAACGAGGTTCAGTTCCGCTGCCACCCTTACCATCCGGTACCGGTTGATCACAATATTGAGCGACCTGATAAAGCGTCCATTTGTCGATATTGGCTGCCGTTAGCCGATTACCAAGGCCGAAGCGGTCAGTGACCACCAGATCGTAAAATATCCACGCAGGGTTATCCGTCCATGCCCACTTAAATGCGCCCGTCCAGGTGCCGCTGTACGTTCGTGTTTCCGGGTCATAGGTATCGGGCACACGAATAACACGTCCGCGAGGCTCGCAGGAAATTTGCGGAATTGAGCCATTGAACTGGCTCGAGTCAAATTCAACGTACAAAAGCGCAGTGTTCGGATATCGAAGTTTGGCGTCGATTACTTCTGTGAAGCTTTGCAGCGTCATCGTGTCGCCAATCTTCGCGCTATTGGCATCGGCTGTAATTTTGCGCAGCCTGATGGTCCAGGTGCTGCCCGCCTGAGGTAAATCAATACGGTGGCTGCGCTCGTAACCTGACGTCGTTTTCCCGGTCACGCTGGTATTCAGCACTGTCTGCCAGGAGCCGCCATCTGTCTGCAGGTCAATTGCATAGTTGACCGAATAGCCAACCAGATCGCCATCATCCTCCTGTTTGAAGAGAGAAGGCCATTTTAGACGCAGGCGAACAGCTGAAAGCTGCGTATTGGTGAACGTGCGCGTCCACGCTGTAGAGCTGGAAACTTCGGAGCCTACATTGATTTCATTTTCGGTACCCGGGATCCCTTGAATGTATTTTTGCGCCTGAGTTCCAGAACGAAACTCCCACGCCACACCGCTGAAGTTCTGTGAACCATCTGCGTTCTCAAGTGCGGTGCCATCGAGATAAATATCGCGCGCAGTAAGGCCACCAGCAAACTCCCCCTCTCCCAGCGCGAGAAGGATTTTTGCCTTGGCTACTGACTGCAGATCGTCTGGCTGTTCTGTAGGAGTTCTTGAGCTTGAACTGCCGCCCTTGCGGCCTTTAATAGCGGTTGCTATAGCCATATTGCGCCCATAAAAAAAGCCACCCAGAGGTGACCATGATTAGAACAATGTTGAATTAAATATTATTTGATAAGCAAACCAAAATAATAGTGTTCATCGAAAATACGGAGAAAGCGAATTGCACAATTACGAACGTACTCTAATTGTTTCGAGCGAGGAATGTCACCGTGTCGCGGATAGTTCAGGTAATAATACCCAACCTCATATTCATAATTATTTGTAAAATCATCATGCAATGCGCTCCAGTACGTCATTACTCTATATAAAAGGCCATTTGGCAAGTCATACCATTTAACAAAAGTTCTAGTTAATTCACTCCAGACATCATCCTCAAGTTCAGAATAGGCGAGCTTTTTGAATGTTAGTCTCATTGCCAATATGAACGCGACTCGTTCAGTTGGCATCACTTCTCCAATCTCATCAACGTAGCCATCAAAATAGCGAAACACCTCATCTTTCGAGATTTCCTTATCTAATCCCAAAGATGCCAAAATCAAAAGATTTGAAGACTCATTGCCAGCTGAAATCTGGTTTTCAGCCCAGTCTGTGAACGCCCTTCTGTCCAAACCAGGCTCGTTTAATTTTCTTAATCCAAGCAAATCTTGAAAGTCTATAGCATAACCATCCATAAGCATTTCCAGTCTTATAATGCGTTCTTTCAAGAAGATACTCTTAGTTTGGCACTATAGCTACTGCTGATCGTCAACATAAATGCCAGCAGAAATGATCGCTCCACCGATGCGGCGCTTGCCGTAAAGGAGCGGCACAGGATTACCCTGGGCTGTCGTATTTGTTACTCCACCAAAGGCGTAACTGGCCTTGTTGTCTGCCGATTGTTTGCTGGCAAGTCCGGTTGTCTGTGGAGAAAGCATTTGAACGACACCGCCAAGGGCCATCGCAGCGCCAAATTGCATTAGAGGAACGCCGACAGCACCACCGCCAAAGTATGACGCCACAGCACCAACTGCGACCAAAGCCACGCCTAAGATGGTCTGGAACACTCCGCCACGTTTACTCCCGAGGATAACCGGCGCAATACGGATATCAGCACTACTCTGATCCATAGAGAGTTCGTCATCGTTCAGGTTACGCTTTCCACTGAATACAGCGTAAGTAAGCCCGCGCTGCTTACTGGTATTCAAAAAACGCTCGAAGCCTGGCACGATAACGCACAATGCGCGGATGGCTTCTTTTGGTGAGGCTACCGAAAGTTGGAATTCGCGGCCAAACGTACTACCTAGAACACCGTACAGGCGAATGGTACGGACGGATTCGCACATTATCCCTCCTGCATGATTAGGCTTTTATGCCTGACAATTTTCATGGTTCTCTCCATCCAGTAACCTCCATATGGCACACGTTGACTGAGGTGACCATAAAGATGATGAAGAAGCATGTTCCCCTCCAGCAAAATCCCTGAATGGTTCCACTTATTCGATTCCATCTGCATGATGATCAAATCGCCCGGCATTGGTGATCCACTGAATTCTCGGAACCCACATTCGTACCAGCAATCCTGATAGAAATTATCCGGATAGGAGTCCTCCCACCACGGATAATCAACACGGTAATCCTGAAGTTCGACATCATGCTCCTGCCGGAAATAGCTCATCACCAGCCCCCAACAGTCGTAGTGTCCGAGCACAAACGGGCGCCCGAGCAGCGGCAATTCTCCGCGGGGAGTAATGGTACGAAAGTCTCCTTCCGGCCAACTGACAATATGCCAGGGCAGCAACGTTGCATCGCATTGAGCCTTGTCCAGTTCGCTTGGTTGGGTCGTCGCGTCAGGGTGACTATGTACGATTCCCGTTATCGTCCCCCAGTCTTCAGCAGCGGCGTAATCCTCTGGTGAAAGGTGAAACTGTTCCGTTGGTTCAGCAGCCAGATTACGGCATGGGAAATAGCGTTCCACCCGGCTTTTCTGCGCTATCACGCCGCAGCATTCGTGGGGATAGTCTTTCGCAGCATGCGCCAGGATGTCCTGAATTGTTTTCTGACGCATGTTAACTCCTGATCAAAGATGTTCCTGGAAAACCACCGAAAGGAAGTTCATTGTGTTCACCAAACCGAAGCTTGCAGGCGGTGAGCGTGCCGTTGCATTCATCCAATGAGGGATCGCTTACCGGATTGTTGTTTCTGTCGAAGTAAAGCGTGCCGGCATAATCGCACCCATCGCCGGTGCGGTACCTATTCCGGATGCACCATGTGCAAAGGGAATGCAGCTGTCTGGTCGGAATCATCAATCCCTGCAGATCCATCGGGCTGGTAAGAACAAACTCGATACTTTCACCGGGAAGCTCGCTATTTTTACCGTCGATATAGAAAACCCGCTTCCTCACCTGCAAGGGATCTGCTGTTGGATTTCCATCCGAGAAATTGCGCGCATCCAGGTAATGCGCAAAAGTGTCATGAATCGTAACTTTGGCCTGCAGCATATCGTCATAGGCCAGACAGAGCGCAGTGATAGAGCTGTCAATGTTGGCAACGGTGAGCGTCGGCTGGGCGCTACTGCCATCGGTTGACGCTTCCAGTCCCTCGAGCTTATATGGCCAGGCACCATACTCTTCGCCCTGCCACCAGATACTTTTCGCCTTTAACTTTGATTCTTCTCCACCAGCAGCCGCAATCTCTTCTGCAGTATGCGGGAGGTTATAAGCGTGAAAACGAAGAACGTCGTCCAGGCCAAACGCAGAACCGTCTACCTCAAGAAGACGTATTTTTTCACCAGGTTCGAGGCGTTGATAATCTTCAGTAATCATGGTGCGTATGCCTGTTTGAAGATTGCTTTTATGGTCATCACTTTGCTGGATAGCGGCTGGACTTTAATGGAATCAGCTTCAATCCGGTATAAACCGGTTTCGCCAACAGGAGACGTCCAGATAAAGGATTTTGTAATGTGCTTGCGGCAAAACCTCAGCGCATCGAGCATCTCAGTTTTTTTTCCCGTTAAGGTCATCGGCCATGACTGTTTTTCAGGGTTGATGCCTTCACCGGCGATCTGTTCAAAACCGTCTCCAAAGGAAGCAGAGCGCGTTACGTAAATAAACTCCCCTTCCATGCCCGCCTGAATCTGGGTTCGCCAGATAAATGTTTCGATCGCCAACTTTCCTCCGGGTATAAAAAAACCCGCCGAAGCGGGTATAATTCGATTAGTCGCTGAAAGAAATTTCATCTCCAATTGTCGATTCATTACGTATATTTGAATGGCTATTACACAATTTCACTACACAGCGAGTTCTCATGAAAACACTACTAATCGCAGCTCTTTCTTTAGCGCTTGTGGCGCCCTCGATCACTTATGCAAAAGGTTCTCGTGGTCATTACACCAACGGGAAAGGCTCCTCACACAAGGGTGGGACATATACAACCCATAAGTATCTGCCCCGTAAATAATTAATCTTGTGATAGCAGGCTCAAACAAGGGACTGCTATCAGTTTATCAACGGCTTTTCATAGCGTTCCAAATCAACCTTCCGGGTTGCAACTCCTTAGCAATTCCAGCACGAACAGACTGATCGATGGTCTGTTTGTAAGCCCGAGAAATAGCATCGTTATTGCCGGAAGTCTGCTGGTGAGTGTTCTGGTTTTGAACGACCACGGAAGTTTGAACGGTTACGCCACCAGCTGCATTCGATTGCAGCCCATACATTGGGGCTGTGCCAACATAACCGCCGTTTGCATACCCCTGAGCTCCACGCATAAGCGCATAGAGATTGCCAACACCAAGTGCACTGGTCGCTTCCTTCGTAAATACAAACTCACCACCATGAACTACGCCTTTCGGTTGGTACTTACCACCATCACCGGTGTAGCCACCGCTATCGAATCGCGGCACCAATCCACCACCTGAAAAACCAAAGAACGCGCCGATACCGGTTCCACCAAACGCTGACTTCATTCCATTAACCAAAGCCAGTTGCGTCAGCATCTGGGCGATGCCCTTGAGGAAAGTGGAAAGGAAATCTGAGAAGTTAGATTTACCTGTGGTGAAGAAATCAGTCAGGGTGCTGGCCATCCCGGTGAAGGCATTGCTGGTAATCGTCTGCACCTGCGAGTAAACATTGGTCGCGCTGTCCTCAAATTCAGCCCAGCCCTTTTTCACGCCGGTCAGCCAGTCACCGCGTAGCTGATCCTCAGCATCATAGTAATCGTTAGCTGCCTTAAGCTGTTTCTGGTATCCCTCTTCATCCAGCGAACCACCAGTATTTTTCCAGCCGGCGGTGAGCTGACTTTTTGCCAGCTCTCGCTGCGCCTGGCGGTCACTCATCCCCGCGCCACCCAGTAATGCGGCCTGTTTCTCAGCCATCTGCGTGACGTATTTCTGCGAGGTATCCATGCGCTTGTTCAGCAGTTCCTGAGCGGAAATCTGATCACCCAACAGGGCTTTCTGCCGCGCTAACTGTAGCACCTGGTCTTTACTCGCGAGCAGAGATTGCTCCTGCTTTGTCAGAGAGCGAGATCGGGAGGCCTCTTCCAGCACCTGAAATTTCGCTTCCGTAGTCCAAAGGTCTTTGCGCTGTTGGCTGATAGTGTCGTTCAGCCCTTTATGCTGCTGCAGCGCGCGTAACTGTGCCTGAAGCGCCAGCAGCTCGGCCTGGGCAGCATTCGTGCTGCGATCGCCAGCCGATAAAGTGCCCTGCTTTCCGGTTTGCGTCTTTTTACCAAAAGAAGCGACTCCTTCACGATCCTTCTGGGTGGTTGCGGTACTTATCTTTCTGGTCGTATCGAGGTATTTACCTGCACTGATATCAGCGGCATCCCAGTCTTTTTTCAGCTGAGAGACGCTGTCGCCATAAGCGCCGGCCATTTGTTCGTTGTAGTCCTGCCATCCCTGCAGAGTATCCGTTTTCGCCCAGTCAGGAATGAGATTAATCGCTGCGGCAATCGAGGAAGAAATAATCTGGTTCAGCTTCTGGAAAACGATCGCAACGCTGTAATAAATTGCGTTGAATTCCTTCAGTGTGTTTGATGCCAGCTCTGCTACCCACTGGCCGATACTATGCATGGCCTCAGACGCCCAGTCTTTGATATCCAGCCACAGGCGACCAAACGGCGTCAGCGAGTCGTAAGCCTGTTCTCCACGTTGTGCCATCGTATCGCCAAACAGGTCCATGGCCTGTGTAACTGCAGCGGTCCGGTCCTTCTGCTTCACCAGTTCATCAATGTGCTTAAGCTGCGAAACAGTCAGGAAGTTGTATTGTTCGTTTAGGCTCTGAAGGGCTTTAACCGGATCCTTTTCAATATCCTGATATGCCTTGGTGATGTCCTGCGCCGAAACAATACCGGTTTGAACTGCAAGTGCCGTAGAGCCCGCCGCTTTTTCAAGCTGCTGCTGTGTGAGCGATCCCATGCTAATCAGTTCAGTCATCAGACTCTGAACGGTTTCTACAGTAGCGCCAGTAGAGGCAGCAATCGACTGGGAGGAAGCCATTACCTGGAGCGCTGACGTGCCTGCAATGTTGCCAGTCCTGATAATGGCCTTGTTAATTTCGTCGTAGGCGGTGAAGTAGTCCGCTCCCGCTTTTGCAGCAATCAGAACAGCACCGGCCAGGCCACCAATGGCCACTCGGGCAGGAGTCACCATCGACAACATCGCTTTGAGAGCATTGCCTACACCCCCAAACGAATCGCGCAACTGGCCGCCCTGCTGAATGGCTACCATATAAACCGGCATGCCGGACGCCAATGAAGTTACGATGTCGGTCATTTGCATTGGTAGATAACGCATCGCGTTGCGGTATTGCCCCGCGCTGATCGCTCCTGACCTCCACGCTTCCTCCTGCTCTTTCAGTCGGGCGATCATCGGTGCAGCACGATCGGACACGCCAAGTTGGGCTGCTTTTAGCTCTAACAGTTCTGCGCGCGTTTTTCCGATTGCTGTGACCTGCTCTTCCAGCGAATCGATAAAGGTTTTGCCCGCCGCAGCTGCACGCTGCGCTGCCTGTGCCTGTTCAATGCGAGCCCGCCCCTCTGCGGTCTCAGACTCCATGACCTGCGCCAGTTTTGCCCGCGTCGTCTCAAGCACGCTGTTGTAACGAGTAAAGTCCTCGTCTCCCACCAGCCCTTTACCGCGAAATTTCGCCAGGCTCTCCTGGATAGTGTCCAGCTCATCCAGCGCCTTGTTTACCGGACTAATTTTATTCAGCAGGTTCTGCAGTTCCTGACGCTGCTGCTTCAGGCTTTCGCTGTTCTTCTTCTGGTTATCGATGCCGGTGCGGAACGTACTGTTCAGGTCATCCGCTTTACCTGCAGCGGCGGACGCGGTCTCCTGAAAGCGATCCAGTGCCTGGTTACCACGCTCCAGCTCATTGGTATTTACGCGCAGGGAAATCGTGGCGATGTCGTAACTCATTCCGCCCTCTCTTTATGCATAACTTTTAGTGCGGCGCTCTCCATGATTCGAATGTCCGAAAGCGCGGTTGCCTCGTCGTCGACGTGGTGCAGGCGCATCATCCAGGGCAGCACGTTGTAATCAAGCCCTGATGCGCCTCCCATGCCCGTGCGCCACTGTGTGCTGACAGCCTGAAACACCAGGAATGAAGGCCATACATCTGGCCAGACGTCAATGTACTGGTCATCGTAATCGTCCGGCGTAAGCCCGTAGGGTGCCAGTTCAGCCGCCGTCGGTTCAGGCGTATAGAACGCAGAGGCAACCGCTATCAGTTTTTTTCGCGGTGTCCCATCAGCTCGCGATAGTACGTTTCCGGAATGGCCTTCATGGCCGCCGGGTAATTCTCCAGCAGCACCGACAGGTTTTCCGCGTTGAATGCATCGGGAAGTGCCCAACCTGAAATGATTTCCATCAGAAAATCAGTGGCGGTTTTGCCTTCGAGTTTTTCCAGGTCAGCCAGTTCTTTAAGTGGTTTGTGATTAAACGTGAATGTCAGCACGCCATCCTCATCGCCGGCTCGGGGGATCGAGACATTGGCCTTGAATGTTGGTTTGGGCTGAAGAGTGAATTTGGTCGCCATCGATACCTCTTAACGGAAAAAGCCTCCACTATGGGAGGCATGGAATAGTGAAAGCTCTGACGGGTTAGGCGGCAGCATCAGTCACCTTGTAGAACGTCATCGCCGGTGACTGCAGGTTCAGCACCACACTTACTGTCTCGACCTCGTTAACCGCAGTAGTTGGCGTATCGTCAAAGGACGCCGTGGCCGCCCAGTAACGGTTTTCCTTCGCCTTCGGTACGTACATGTAAGCCGCGACCGTCTCTTCGTCTTCGTCCAGTTGACGCAGCAGTGGGTATACCGGAAGCGTGGAGTCATGAGCGATCGAGTAGGTCTGGGAAACTGCTGATTTGTAGGTGTTCAGGTTGCGCTGTCTGTCATCGCTGAGGAACTGAATCTGCGTGGTGTTCTGATCGCCACCAGCTTTTGATACTTCTGTGATTTGTGGCAGTTCGGTCCACTCAAGCACCTTGCGGATTGAGCCGGAACCGCCACCAGCAGCATATTTGTTTTTGTTAGTGGTATTGATATTGCGCAGAGTTACAGCGCTGTCTGCAATCGCTTCAATTTTCGCGATTACGTTATCAACACCGGACCAGTTGCAGTTCACATGAACAATATCACCTACCTTGAGCGCGTCCGCTTCACTCACGGTGATCACCATATTTTCGGCGTTCGTCGCCCCGGTGAAAGTAATGGCTGGGCCATAACCCCATGCCAGATAGACGTGAGCGCCGTTAGGCAATGCAAAGCCCATATTGGTTACTCCTTTAGAAACGGGAAAACCGGCAAAGAGCCGGTCAGGTTTAGAAGGTTGTGAGGATTAGCTGGAGATATCAGCTCGATAATTGAGACTAACGGGAACGGTATAAGCGACAGATGTAGTGATACCGCGGAAAACACCAGGCGTTTCATCTATCCAGCATGTAAAGCCCCTGCCTTCAATCTCCAGCCCCTCGGGAAACAATTCAGCCACGCGGTCTACCAGGGCCACTACATCGGTACGGCCTATGCCGGCTGGAGCCACAACGTTAATCTGGTAGACACCTGAATAAATGCGGCAGCGCAATCCAAGGTCTACCGTACGCGGCGAAGCGGGCATGTCATGGACAGCAAGATAGAGCCCATCAGACGGCGGTGTGAAAGGCACGTTTTCCCAGGCAACCGGGATCCCTTCAGCATCAGCCCACTCGCCGAGCCTGGCGGCCAGCGCCGCCGCGATATCGGGAATCATTTAGTCACCTCCCTTACTGCTTCCTCAAAAAATCGCTGAAACTCAGCAGCAGTAATGCGTACCATCCCTCCCGGAGCCTGGGAAGAGTGCCCCATCTCCAGTCGATACGCGTAAGGGACGTTGTTGCAGAAATAAATAGCCTTCATCCCGACTTTGAACAGCGACAGCGTGTAATTGCCGGCGGCTTTTGTCAGATTTCCGGTTTTATCGACACGGCCCGTTTCATCTGTGGTCGGTGCATCAAAAGACACCTGCCAGTTGCCCCGAAACCGTCCACCGGTATATCCGGGTGGCGCTTTGATATCCATCCCATCCACCAGTCGAGCTTTCTTCTTAAGCCGTCCGGTTTTAGTCAGGTTGGCAGGGTCCGATTTTTGCGCTTCGTTATGGTCGTATACCGCCTGATTGTAAGAAGCTGCCGTCTGGTTGATGCCCCACAGTTCCGGGTTGCCGACAGGTGACATCATCACCAGTTGATTAAGGATCCGAATGCCGACAGCACGTACGACCGCTTCCTGATTCGCTTTGGCTTTGTCCACGAACGCGGTGATGGCAGTCGTAAACGCCTTATTATCGCCCATGCTATGTCCTCAACTGGGATTTGTAGCAGAGCACCACCGCACCCGGTTTCACGGGGTTAGGTTTAACTACGCGGTGGCTTACGCCGTCCACGACGATCAGATCGCCGGTTTTAATTTCCTTCTCAGCGGTGAAGACAATCCGCACATCGCCGTTTTCAATGACGGTTCCATCAATTTCGCCTGGCGTGTAATCCGTCTTCACTCCTGTGGCGGTGAACTGGATATCATCGGAACGATGCTCCACACCACCGATGACGATTAACGTGCCCTTACGCGTGACGTTGTATGCAATGCCGTTCTGCTTGAGCATACGAGTCGTTGTCGCCTGCATTCGCTGATAGTTGATGGCCATTACGCGCGCTCCGCGAAAGTATTGATTGCATATCCACGCCCACCAGCCAGGTCGCCGAGAATAGCCATTACCGCCGGGTAAGAAGGTGTAAACGCCTCACCATCGGCAACCGCATAGGTCATGGTAACGGCGCCTTCGACACGTTCGGTTTTAACCGCGGCCTCACGAACGCTTGAAAGCAAATCGCCAGCAATTGCCTCGATAGCCAGCATGCATTGTGCGGTGATAACCTGCCGCGGCACCTGGTCGGGTGGGAAGTCGTGTCCATCCAGAATGACATTTGCGCGTGGCCAGGCCAGCGGCTGTCGAGGGTCTGCTTTGGAACCTACCCATTCAAGCCCTTCCAGGTAGTCCATCGCCTTAATCAGTAACGGTGCGAGCTTTTCAGGCAGCTCAACTCCTCTCAGCGTGGCAAATGACGCCAGTTCATCTTCGCTGGCGTAACTGTTTACGTCAGCGGCGGTGATATCAGTAATAATCATCTGAGCATCCGTTGAATGGGGCTTACGCCCCATCGATTAGCCAGCTGCAGGTGCGGTGAAGGTGATCTCATCCGTGGTTTTCGCCACTCCTTCAACCGTGCCGGTTACCGTGAAGGTGCCAGCAACGTCTGATGTGAGTTTGACCGTCGCCCCACCAGCAGAGCCGGTCTGAGAACTGGCAGTGCTGAGCGTGCCGCCGGTTGAATTCCAGGCAACGTTTTTGCCGGAAACACCTGCGCCATTTAGCGTGTACTTCAGGGAAATGGTGACCGCATCGGTGCTGTCAGCGGTTGCGGAGGTTTTATCCGCTGACAGCGTTACTCCCCCGCTGCGGATCCCAGCTTAATCAGGACGCCAGCCGTAGATTTGTTGCTGGTGAAGTGCTTCTTCCAGTTACCCGCGGTGCCGATTTTGGTCAGGTCCGGGTTATCACCTTTGGCGGTGTCCCAGCTGTAGCCCAGCAAGTCGACATTCACAACGCCTTCAGCACGGTACCCGATGGCCAGGTTTTCCTGATCGTTGATGTCGTAGGAACGGAACCCCGGCGCCTGAGACTCGGTGACGGTAACCGCTCCGGCTACCAGCCCAAGGATCGCATCAGCGTCCATGGTGTCGGTCACCAGCACAGGTTTACCCAACGTGCCCGGCTGCCCGCCGTAAACCACCACGCCAGCTTCTTCGTAGATTTTGTTGGCGATCGCCTCATCCACGATGTCGAAGTAAGTGGCGGAGTGCATAACGAAGAGAACAACACGGTTGAACTTATCGCCGTATTTGCGCAGGCCGCGCGTCAGGGTCTTCTTGCCGTCTGTTTCGATATCGGCGGTGACCACCATGTCCGCGTTGGCGCCAATAGCAGCCGTCAGCGCCTTCAGGCCGTATTTCACGTAGCCTTCCAGGGTCGCGTCAGCCACATCAGTGCCGATTACTTCGGAGAACTCATCAACCGAGCGGCCGCGGCGTTTGAACGCTTCTTCAGTGGTTTCGTATGGACCGTATTTCCACGGCGCTTTGACGGATACGGCTTCACCGGCGCCAATCTTCTTACCCGTCACCTTTTCGTTGGAGTTAACGTCACGCGATTCGATTGAGCCGCCCACCTTGTAGAAGGCACGCTTGCGGAAGTCGCCTTCAATCAGCTCGTTATCCAGCAAGATCGCGCCGTTGGAGGACGCGTTGAAAATAGCCAGGTTGTCCTGGCGGCGCTCGAGGAAAGCAGTCTGCGCCAGGTCGTCATAAATGATCAGGTCACTATTAACAGTGGTAGGCATGGGTTAATCCCTTATTTCGGAAGTTTGAGGAAGGCCTGCTGGCCATGCTTGCGGATGTAGTCCGCTTTGTCGCTGGCGCTCATTTCGGAACGTTTCAGGCTGCCACCGCCGTTTGGTTTGTGTCCGCCCGCGCCGGTGCCTTCTGCGCGTGGGAACAGATGCGGAGCCGTCTCCTTAAGAGACTCAGCCCACTCAAGCGGGCTCAGTGGAGTTTTGCCGTCTTTACCGAACAGAACATCGCCATTTGCATCAACTGCTACGGCCTCGCCTTCGTCGTTGAGCTGGAAAGTGCCTTTGGCACGCAGAATCAGATCGTCAGATGCTTCCGGCAGCGCACCAGCTTTTGACGCTGCTGCACGGATTGCATCGCCCAGAACTCGATCCCGGAATTTGTTGGAGAACGCTTCGGCTTTGTCCGCGCGTTCATTTGCGGCTTTAATCTGCTTTTCAACGTCAGCACGCAGACGCTCGGTGCGCTTATCGAGCACCTCATCGATTTTTCCGGCGGCAATCAGCTTTGCCTCTTCGTCGTCGGAAAAACGCTGGAGGATCCCGCGCACTGCATCAGGATCGATACCATCGAAGCGTGACAGGGTTTCTTTTTGCTGCTTAATGGTTCCCAGCAGCTCAGAGTTTTTCGATTTCAGGCCAGTGACTTCGCTGGTCACACGCTCATCAATCAGCTTCTGGATTTCAGGAGTGATTTCGATACCGCCACCACCACCGCCCTCACCGCCACTTTCAGGTGCGTAATATTTCAGAAGCATGTTTCGAATTAACATAATTTCCCCTCGGGATTTTGCCGGGCCTCGCCCATAAAAAAGCCCCGGCGGATGCCAGGGCGTGGAGTAAGATGTGATTGTTAGTTGTCTGTGCCTGAGAGCTGCTTCAGCCGTTCCAGGCTGATCCACTCGCCTTTGTCAGTGAACATATCAGCCAGGTCGATTTCACCCGCGCGGAACAGACGTCCACGCTCGGCACCCAGAACCTGATCCTGGCGTTGTGCCGACTGGCGCGCGAGCCATTCCAGATACGAGGTTTTAGCTGGCACCTGGCCATCCATGCTGGCACGAGTACCCTCGGCCATCTCATCAATATCAATGCCGAGTTCGCGCCAGGACTTGAGAATCAGAGTTTCAGTAGAACGGCAGCAGAAATGAATCTTCCCGGGTCCCTGCAGGTAAGGCACCTTATGCCCGACCGGTTTGTTATCCAGGGTGTAACGCAGCAGGTCACGAATAATGCAGTCGTGGCTGGTTTTATTGTCCAGTGTAGACAGCCACTGTTTGCCTTTCACGATATCGCTGTTGGCACTGGTGAAGCTGTTGCGCGCTGTGGCAGCCAGATGATTCACAGCTGTTTTAGCGATGCTGGCGGCATTTGCCCTGCTCATCTGCAGCGCGCCGTCGCGATAATCTTTATTGGCGTGGCCGCGAACACTGCGCGCGATTGTTTCTACCGTGTCGCCGGCAAGATACCCCCTTCGAACGGCGTTCACTATCCGCGCCAGCCTGTCCGATTCCAGATTATCCGCCCACTCACTCAGCAGCCGCCCCTGAAAGGGCTGCGCCATCGCCGCGGCATACACCATATCGGCTGTAATACCCTGCAGCGGATAGTGAGACAGGACCTGTGATGGCAGAAGGGAATCGAACAGGCTCAGCTGATAACTGGCTTCGTTCTTTGCCAGCGCCACCAGCTCACTCTCGAGCCCTGCCTGCATGGACGCTACGGCTTGATGGTTAAGTTCGCGCACGCTGCCCAGTAAACTCTCCAGACGGTTAACGGTGAAGCTCTCCGGCGGCAATCTGTCCAGCGCATCTAGTAGCCGTGCCGAAAGATCCGCGTCCGTTTCGTTAAGCAACTTCACCATCCGGTTTGCCACACCGGTGGCGTAGCGACTTAACCAGACGGAATGTGCGATCGACTCATCGCGCAGGCTTTCGTTAATGGTGGCCATATCAGCCTCCCGTCAACGTTGGTGCCTGATTGCGAAGCACATCAATAACCTCGTCCGGACTGTCGGCCGGGTCAATGAGGTCAAGCTTTTGCAATGCGCGAATCATATCGCTATCGCGCAGCGCACCGGACTGCCAGGCGTTGACGATTGCCGTCACCATGCCCGACTCGGCAACCTTCGCGATGAACTCCTGGTTGATGGTGTAACTCGTCGTTTCGCCCTTGATGCCGAGGTATTTCGCACACCAGCTAAGCGCCAACGTGTAGGCCTCAGAAACGTTCGAAACGCAGATACCGAGCACAGACGTTGAGGATGTTTGCTCACCGCTCGCCTGGGTAGCAGTCTTCGCCGTGGCGTTCTGCTCAATCAATCGGGCGCCAAGCTGCACCATGTAATCGCGTTTGCTGTCCATGGCCTCTTTAGCCAGCATGTTCGGCTGCGCCTGGGCATAACCAAACGAGCCCTCCTTAGGAAGCAAAAGCGGTGATCGGGAACCAATTTTAACGCCCTTCTTCTCGAGGTGATCACGCCAGTTGGTATCAAGCCCTGTCATGTACGGCTGCACCTGACCACAAAACCACACGCTGTCCTCATAGTCAGCACTGTTACGGTAATGACCGTGGTTTATCTCCACCAGCGCAGCCAGAGGTGAATCATCAATTGTAGGATCGTTGTTCTGGGCCCCGACGAATGTGAACGGGATTTCGTCCCAGTAGTCCTTTCCTTTCGGCTTAGGGTGGTACTCACTGTCAACGGTGTAGGTTCCGCTTGCAGTGCCACCAGCCCGGCGCCATACCCGGCAGATGAACCGGCCTTCTTCCAGCGCCAGTTCGCGGTACTGGATTTCATCCTTATAAGCGTAACCATCCGGCTCTTCTACGCATTCACGCAGTACCACCAGCACCAGCTGATCGCGCCCGTTAATTCGCTTTGTTCGCCAGTTGATGATGTTCTCTGCCGGATAGCGGAGGATGATCGCCTCATCGGAGGCTTCTGCGTAATCGACATAAAGCCCCTCTCGCGCAACTTCCAGCACGTTCTCGGCCACCAGTTGCGACTGCTGATAAATACTGGTGCCGGCACCGTCAGCATTGTCCAACAGGTAATTGAGCTTTTCAGGGCCGTTAAACGTGGGGTCCTTGCGATACGCCATCCCAAGCATGCCGATTTTCGTATTACCGGCAATGGCATAGAACACCGCGCGGCTCAGATAGTCCTCATTGCGCTTGCGATTGCGAGTGGATTTATCAGTTGGGTCGAGATAAGGCAGGTACTTATTACCCGCTGCCTTTACGGCCTCAGCTCCTTTGCAAAAGTCCCTGTATTTCCGCCAGGCAGCAGAAGCCGCCCGGTGTTCTGGTCGAACCCAGGTGATGTCGTCGTTTGCCATATCAGAAAGTGGTGTCCATGGTGATTGAGTATGCCGGTTTCACGATCGGGTAATCCTTCACGATGAAGTACCCACCAGCATCATTGGGGTGATCGTTATCTGCTGATTTGTCCGGTTCGCCATTTGCCGCCCAGATTTGCTGCTCGAGGCTCTCGGTGTAAACCGGGCAGTTCTGAACGTTAACCAGATAGCGGCGTTCGCCATTGGCGTTGCAGAACATGGCGTTCATCGAGTTGATGCGGTCTTTAACAGGAGGGTTGGCATCATCTACGATGACGCTGAATCCGGCATCGTTGAGCTGAGCAATATCGGTCTTGCTGGCGTTCTGGGACTTGCGGGAGTCGCCAGAGGCATCCGGATAGATGTAAATCTCCCGGCTTTTAACGTATCGGCCATCCTCGTAGCGCCAGAACTCTTCCTGGATACGCTTAATCATCGCTGGCGTGTCGTAGACCTTCACCAGCTCACGGACCGCGCGCGGCAGGCCATTACGCTTTACGTGAACAATCGCGGCCATTTTCCCTACGTTGAAGTCCATACCAATAAATAGCGGATCCCCGTCCTGAATCTCGTCAGAACAGTTATTCAGCTTGCGGTTAAAGGTGTGGTAAATGGTCCCGCTGTTAAGGTTGGTGAACTTCCCGCGCAGATAGGCCTGAATCAGTTCGTCAGGGTAAGAACTAAGCAGCGATGGAATGTAATCAGGCGGTAGATTCTTCGCATTGTCGAACGTGCTGGCCTGAATCAGTCCATACAGCGCCGCAAGCTCTGGTTTTTCACGCACAGCCTTCACGAACTGCTGGTAGACGAATTTGAAGCCTTCCGGCGTTGTCGTGACGTCAATTCCATTTCTCAGACCGGGAATGTTGTAACGCATACGGGCGATGATTTTTCGCCAGGCCTGCTGCGCTTTGGCAGCCGCCATAACGTCCAGCTCATCCACCATCGCATTACCAATTTTGAAGCCGACTATCGAGCCGGGCTTCTCCATCGAGCGGCAGATGGTTGTCCCGCGGTAGCACCGCCCCTCGTAGAAGTGAACCTCTTTGTTCCCCTCGTTGATTTTGACGCTCAGCCCCCAGTCAAAGGCCACCTCCTCTATCGTCGGGTAGAAGATGTCACGAATCTGCGGGTACGTCGGCGCGAAATAACCCTGGTTGATTTTAGGATGCTCCCACATCCCTTTGCAGATGCCCCCACAACCCACCCACGTCTTACCGGAACCGAACCCAGCAACGTAGGCTTTGAATTTGTGCTGCATCGCGAGGAAGCGCGCCTGAGGAATGTTAAGTGTCGGGCTGATCCCCATCGTCTGCCCTCGCATCCACTACGTTGATATTGATCTGCACTGGGGTTGGTTCATCGTCCTCACCATCACCGACCAACTCTTTACGAAGCTTTTCTACCTCCAGCTGCCGGCGCTCGATTTCAATCTGCTGCAGGCGCTGCGCGAACTCGCTATCAGCCAGGCCAAGGCGCTTCATTACCGCTTCGAACATGCGCTCACGGCTGATTGCGGTTATCTCGACGCCATTCTTGCCGACCTTAACGCCGGAGTATGCGAGCCGTGAGACTTGAGGGAGTTTGCGCGTATCGGGGAAATAAGGCTGGCCAATACCATCGCCGTTGCAGCGCGGGCATTCAGGGTTAGGCTCTCTGTTGTGGTCATAGCCGTAACCGCCGGAATCTTCGGGTTCACGTCTGTCACGCTCAAGCGCCTCGAGTCTTTTCTCTTCGAACTCAACGGCATCGCGCCACTGGTAGTGATGACCGAAGCCCCAGCAGTAACGACACGCGCCACGACGATACTGCGAAAGCTGGTTTGCATCGAAGGTGGCGAGCTGCCACATCTGCGCGAGGACTTCATCGGCACTGCCAAGCGTGCGCGCAATGGACGCTTTTTGCTGCTGCGCAATAGACTGCGCAACGTTAGGATTCGCTATGAGCTGACGACCGTAGTTTGGGTCACTATAACCAGCACGTGCAGCGGCAGCTGTGGCGTTGTTGTCCTTCAGGTACTCCGCGACAAATAAGCGCTGCTGAGCTGTAAGTCCATCATCATCCACCAGCGCATCTGCGCTTTTATCTTTCTGCGCAGTGCGCACTTTTTTTAGCGCAGGTTTTTGCGCAGTTTGCGCAGTAGGCTTTTTGATGTATCGGCGGGCGGTAGCGTAATTAAGTCCCTGCGCTTCACACCATTCCTTCGGTGATACGCCTGTTTTGGCATGTTCGGACAGGAACCGTTGCTGAAGCTCGCCCCAGTCCGGTTTTGCCATGTTTTTTCCTTGCGTTACTCACTGTCAAATAGCGATAAAAAAGGCCGCATGAGCGACCTTGTTTTGTGAAGTTACGATTAAAGGAGTTTGATTTTGACCTCGTACCCTTCAAGACCTGTCATCGCTTCACGAGCGATAAACTCAATTTCGGAAACTTCATGGCCTGTTTTTTTTCGTAACTCTGAAATTTTTTTTGATATGAGGGCAGAAATTTCTTCTTCTGCCTTGTTCGTCAGTTCTTCAATTTTCATTATTACCTCTTTTGGCCGTTTACTATTTCCATTATCAAGTAAGGCGACAGTCATAGATGAGCTGCCTTTAACCTAACTGTATGTAAATAGTAGACTACCTGTGTTACAGATGCTGAATGGGCTAACGTTCAGCTTGTCCCCAATGGGGTTCCCAGCGTCAGTGATGCCCCAAATAATGATAAAAAAAGCTCCTTCATCATTACAAGAGCTTTTGCCATATGGTGCAGGATGCCTCCTGGTGAATCGTCTCTTAGTCCCCGGAAGCCCGCAGCCTCATTTGTTCAAAATTGGCGCATGACAAGAAGAACAATCAGACACATCCCTGCCACTATGAACAGGGCCAAGTCAAAACCTTCCGCCACAGGGAAACCAGCTATTAATGATTGCCGTTTCCGCCTGAGATTGAAAGATCAGGATGAGGGGCTTCACGTTATTGCATTTAAAAGTGCATTTAATTTGCAATATCTGGCTGAGATGTTATTTTGCCAAAGCCTTAGAGCAAGAAGCACATAAACATTACAAAAGATTCGACTAATACTTGCCCCGTATCAGGGGCATTTTTTATGGCCGAACGCAGTTCAACCCGTTCCTTTTAGTGTGTGTAATTTCGAGTGAAATCTAATCTTCTTATAGGGGATATTAGGTAGAGCATGTGCAACAAGTAAGAACCATCAAAGACTGCCAATCTGAGGAAATTCCTAATACTTTTCGCTTACGCTTGTTGATTACTGGTTGACTGCCAGGCTATCCAAGACTCTGATGCGGAGAATGCCAACTCCAGGGAATCATCGATAAAAAGAGCAAGTGAAACTGAGACTCCTTTAGCTCTCTTTGCGAGAGCATTTTTTTGGCGTCATCCAACCTATCAAAATGCGCTTAAAATATTTGCTATTGCTAGTGTCCAGAAGAGAAATAGTGACAGAACCTTACGGATGAGGCTCTATTTCATACATTGCTCTTTGATGTAGTCCTGCAAATATCCGACCTGCTTTGTCACTGTGACGATTCTTTCTCTGAGGGTGAAATAATCCCGTTCAGCGGAGTCAGTAAGTCGGGGGCTGGAAGCATCGCCCAGGCTGCCGGTTCCGGCCGTTCCGTTCGAGGGACATCTGGCGTTGACGTGCAGCCCACACTTACCAGTGCTAACGCAACGCTGCAGATCTTCAAGCTGTGATTTCGCATCGGCTAATTCCTTCGTGTATTTAGCATCAAGTGCCGCTGCATCACGCTGACGGGTCTGCATGTCTTTGATGGTGGCGTTTGCCAGGCTGAGTTTCTCAGTGGCTTTATCCCGCTGATCTTTGTAGGTGATGGCGATGTCGCGATAATGGTTAATCGCCCATGCCATGGAAACCAGAAGGCAGATAACTACAGCAAAGATGGTTGCTGTTAATCGGTTCATTTCTGGCCCCACTCGCAAACTTCACGCTCAATCTCGCGCCGAGTGATAAGCCCTTTCCACTGTTTGCCACCGGCATACGTCCAGCGCTGCAGTTCTTTGCATGCACCCGGAACGTCGCCGAAATTTATTTTTTTCAGCAGCGTCGATCTGCTAAACGCTCCAGCTCCTACGTTGTAGGTGAAAGAGTAAAGTGCGGCACGAGTGGTTTCGGGAATATGGACTTTAATCAGCGGGTCGATAGCTGCAGCTACCTTGCGCAGGTCGGATTGAAGCAAAGCGTCACATTCTTTATCGGTGTATCTGTGACCGCGGCGAATGTCAGCGCCGGTATGCCCATCGCAAACAGTCCAGACACCAACGACGTCTTGATAAGCGTAATAGCGTCTTCCTTCAAGTCCATCCGCATTGCCCAGCATCACAGCTGCAATAGTGATTGCGCTGGCGCCGCCAACAACGGCGCCCACCAGCTTATTTCGGAGTGTCGGGTTCATCTCGGCTCCTGCTGCGGCGGTTGTCTTCGCGGATTTTGAAATAGAGATTCGTTAGATACGTCAGTACAGCGATGATGATGCCCACCAGCACGCCGATAGCGTTCCACTGCTCGGGACTGTAGGCATTCAGCATGCCGTTTAGGATGCTACCGGCTGAAGCGCCGTAAGCAGCACCGGTGGTTAGTTTGTCCATGCGATACATACTCTCACCTCGCGTAGTTAGCGGGTGCTGTGTGTTAGAAAAGGGTCTGTCCGTCGGGACGATTTAACAAGAAGGCGTGTCGATGATGGTTCTAGGAGCCTGAAATGAAAAAGCCAGCGACAGGCTGGCAAGGTGAGGGTAAGGCAATGAGCAGGGTATTATTTAGAACCAAGCGACCTATAACCTAGCTAAACAGATGACATTTGTGTAAAAAGATGACATCAATCAGCAGGTGTCCATCGTGAAATACATTTGGCTAATTTTAAAGCTCATAACAGCATCACTTTATGTGTTTCTGGTTGTTTTTGGCTCTGGATTTGTAGGTTCGAGTATAGCCAATGCAATTAATCTTGAAACACTTAACCTAAATTACTCATTAATCGCAAAGGACTCGGCGGTATACGCATTCTTCGCAACTGGTGCGACATTAGTTGTTCCACCTGTCCTATATTTAATCCAACATTATGTCTGGCCAGTGTTGAAGTTTATCGGCTTGAAGATTCGCTTCTTCTTCCATGGATACTAAAAGGCTCGCAGCTGGCGAAGCATCGCTTATTTTTCCGTTACAGCGCTAGCTCTTCAATAATTCTTAAATCGACAGAAGCAAAAAGCCCCACGGGGTTAACCGCAGGGCTTTAAACGAAGGCAATAATCCATCGTTAGAGGAAAACTACCACAGATTCGGGAAAAGTAAATAGCTCACGATAAAATAACGCCCTATTTTGTTATCTGCTTGAGCTGTGCATCAGCCCAGGCCTCTTCGATGTCAAACCTGGTGATGAGTTGATCGTAGAATGGCTTAACAGATTTCTTCCATGTATCGAGGCTGATTGCATCCGTTATCTCACTTAAAGCTGCGTAAGCCTCAGTTGATGGAATTCGCTCAAACCCTCGCCCACTGCAGCGCTTGCAATCAGCCAGTACCGGAACGCCCTGCTGATCTGTAAGAGCGTGATTAACAGCTTTCCCGCGGCCATGACAATCTTTACAGGCACAGCTTACTACCTTCTTCCCCTTACACCGAGGGCAGAGAACGCGCGCTACCTCCCTGACCTGTCTATGCACCTCATACTCAGAAGGACGAATATCCTCCGCGCCCATGTGCAAAGACATCTTCACGAACTTCTTCTCTTTTGCCGGAGTGTGAGACTTCATGCTGAAAACCTCAGCGTCAATAAACCCTTCCCCATTGCAGCCATCGCACTGCTTCACGCTGGCGGCGCTGCGGGAATAGTCTTCGAACGCGAAGGTGGCCAGCTGATGCATCACCAGTGGTTTAACCCCTGGCTCCAGCTTGCGCAGCGCCGCCACCCGATCGCACTTAGTCAGCGCATACTGGGCCAGCAATTCAATCGCCCTCTCCCGGTCATTGTTGCTGATGCCCATTTTCCCGAGAAAAGCACTGTAACCCAATGCTGCCCGTTCCTGCGTCATGCCCATAGCGGCCATGATATCCGTCCCAGTTAATGAGTCTGACGCCGTTGCACGCGGAGAGTCGCTAATCATTGTCGATTTGGCAAAGTGATATTTGAGAGTGTTTTCAAGGTTCATGCGGTCTCCAGCTCGGTAATGGTGAGTTTTAATTTCCCGCCTTTAACGACAGGCATTTTCACAACGCGATAATCGATTACCTGGCTGTCATCCAGCCAGAATCCCGCCTTGGTCAAAGCGTCAAATGCAGCTTTCTGCAGGTTATCCAGATCGCGGCGTCGGCGGTCGGGCATGTGACATTCAATTCGGATTTTGAGTGGTACAGCTGTCCGAATATTAAGCCGGGCGCTTCGAATGAGACTGGCGACCGCATAGCGATACGCGACGCCATCTGCGCTAATGTGAGTGCGCCCGCGGTTGTGCCGGTAATACCGGTTGTTGCTCGGCGGCCAGGGCAAAGTGATTTGATATGTTTTCACATTCATCCCCACATCCGGTTTCGCCAGCGGCTATCCGGGCGCGCTGGAGTATTTGAGGTCGGAAGGAATGCACTGACAGTCCAGGTCACGTAATCCTGGTTAAGGCTGCGCTCAACTCGCACGCCGCGCGCTTTGTAACGCTTGACCAGTTCGTCGGCCTGTTCGGTGCTACAGTCGGTATGATGGAACCATGTAGACTTCATTCGATCACCCCGCGAAGCCAAGCAGCTGTGCGGCGACATTTTCTGCCTCATCGCGACTGCGGAATGAACGGGACAGGACCCACCGCCAGAGGACATCAAGCGCAGCTTTATAGAGTTGCTGAAACTCGGGCTCGTCCATGTTGGCGAATGAAATGCTGCGAGGATGCTTTTTGAGTGTGCCGTCAGGTAGCTGAATGGCATCAAAGTGCCCTGCCTCAACGATCACCCAGGAGCGGTAAGCATCGAAGGATTTGCACAGGCTAATGCCATTCGTGACGCGCCGGTAAGCAACCTGCTCTAGATACTGCTCAGCAGCATCGATCAGCGCGCCCTCATTCCCGCCATACGAAGCAAGGAACTTGGCGTAGCCAGTGATCAGCTTCCGCTCGTTACTCGAGATAGCCCCGCCGGTTGGTTCCCAGTATTCAAAACCGAGATTGAGAAGCGCGAAAAAGCGTCGGTGGAATGCCGGGTTTCGTACACGTCTGAACTCGGCCACAAGAACATCGCCGAGCCGGGTTTTGGATTGCAGGATATCGCTGGTCTCGGGAGTAGCCGGGATCAGTATTCCTGAATGGTGTTTGATAAGTTGTAATTCTAGCGCCATGGTTCTCTCCGTGGCGCATCAGGTATAGGGTGTTCAGGCCTATGAAAGAATAATATCAGACGGTGGTGTAACTCGGTACCCCAGTCGTTTTGCAAATTGCATAAACCCGTTGAGAGTGAAGATTTCTTCCTCGTCGAGTAACGGTCGTAATGAAACTATTCCATTTACTCGATAAACCAGATATCTCCCTTCCGCCGGGAAGCTATAGATGACTGCGTTATCGGCCCTTCTGACAACGTCGTACCATTGATCATCTGCATTAAAGGCATCTGCACTACACACTATTTTCCCCCAGAGCGACTTATTGACACGGTAAACAGTAATCGGGAACAGCCAGGGGAGCGCAAACAGCAATACTCTTTGAAACTGCTCCAGTGAAATTCACGCGATTAATTAAACCACTCGTCAGCGCTTTCCCAGGTCTCCTGCACGATATATTCGACCTCTTTCTTGTCACCCCCGAAAACAGTCAGCCCATCATGGCTGGCACGCTTAATCGTAAGCTGGCAATCATCAAACTGCTTGCTGAGCCTTTTCAGCAGTTCTGACTCGAGCGCAGGTATAGATCCATCAGGAAGTTTCTTCATGCGATCAATGGTTAACTCGATTTTCAT